GCGTAACGCGCATCCCATCCCGAACCCTGACATCCGGGCGGTCCTGACGGGCCGCCCTTCGCTTTTCCGAAAGGACCCTCGCGATGAAAAACTACGTCCAGCCCGGCAACACCATCACCCTGACCGCGCCCTACGCCGTCGCCTCCGGTGATGGCCTGCTCGTCGGTTCCATCTTCGGCATCGCCACTGGGGCGGCCGCCCTCGGCGAAAGCGTTGAGACCGCGCTCGTCGGCGTCTTCGACGTCACCAAGGTCGGCTCCCAGGCCTGGACCGTCGGCGCGAAGGTCTATTGGGACGACACCAACAAGCGCGCCACCAGCGTGGCCACATCGAACACGTTGATCGGCGTTGCGATCGAAGCTGTCGCTGGCGGCGCAGGTGATACCGTCGGCCGCGTGCGCCTGAACGCGAGCTTCTGATGTCCGCCTTCGCCGCTGCCGTTGGCGCGCTCTTTGCCGATCCGAACATCGGCCGGGACGCTGTGTATATTGCCGACGGCGGCGCGCCTGTGCTGGTGCGTGTTGTCGCGCGACGTGCCGATGCCATCACCGACTTCGGCGATGCCCGGATCTGGTCCGAGACCACCCGCATCGACCTGCGTGTGGTCGAGGTTCCCGAACCACGCCCTGGCGATCGCATCGAGATCGACGGCGACGCCTTCCTCATTCAGGGCGAGCCCGTCCGCGACCGTGAGCGGCTGGTGTGGACCGTCGACCTACGCCCGGCGTGACCGCGATGAAGCTGAAACTCGACATTGACCCTGACATCGTCGCAATGATGGCGGCAGAGGTCGCGGCGTGCGAGCGCGCGGTCTCAGCCGCAATTCGCGAAGCTGGCAACGGTCTCAAGACGGCGTGGCGCGGTCAGATCACGGGTGCGGGTCTCGGCACACGGCTCGCCAATTCGATCCGCAGTCAGGCCTTCCCGAAATCTGGCGAGAGCCTCGATGCCGCCGCGCTGGTCTGGTCGATGGCGCCCGTGATCGTCGGCGCCCACAACACGGGGCCGTTGATCCGCTCAAAGAATGGCTTTTGGCTCGCGATCCCGACCGCTGCCGCTGGCAAATCCACCCGCGGCGGTCGGATCAGTCCTGGCGAGTGGGAACGCCGCACCGGTTTGCCGCTGCGCTTCATCTATCGCCGCCGTGGGCCAAGCTTGCTCGTGGCGGAAGGGCGTTTGAATACGAAGGGTCGCGCCGTGGCGTCGCGTTCGAAAACTGGCCGGGGCATCGTCACCGCACCGATCTTCCTGCTGGTGCCACAGGTCAAGCTGCCCAAGCGGCTCGATCTGGCGCGCGATGCCGAGCGGGCGCATGACGCCGTGCCGGGGTTGATCGTGGCGAACTGGGTGGAGGGCCGGATGGAATAGTGGGCGGTCGTATCCGCCATTGAAAACACAAAGCGAAAGGGCCAAAACAGAAACACCAGGTGGGGGCTCGCCCGACCTGGTGCTCTAATCTGATGTCGAAGGCGCGTAGCGAAGCCAGTGGGGCCATTTCGACTGCTCTGTGAGAGGTGGATACCCCTGGGATGGCCGAGAGTCAAGTTCCATACCCGTACGATGCGGCAACGGTCGAGTCGCTCAAGGCCTCGCTCTCGGAGCCGCGGTTCGCAGCTTACCTCGCCAAGGCCAATGGAAACGAACCTTTCGCCTTCGCGCTGTATCTCTACAACGCAAGGCTGGCAAAAGCGTTCCTCTTCCCTCTTGGCGTGGCCGAAGTCACCCTGCGCAATGCGGTCGATGGCGTCCTGTCGACGCTCTATGGACCTGCATGGCACCAGGACGACGACTTTCGTGACAACATCCTGACGCCGGAAAGCCTCGGCGCCTTGAACAAGGCGACGGAACGAGCGCGGTCCAATGACCGTGGAAAGGTGATTGCGGAACTCACCTTCGATTTCTGGTCCAACCTGTTTCGTGTCGAGTACGCTGGTCTTTGGCGAACGAAAGCCAATGTCGCGTTTCCGAGCCTGTCCCACGGCGAGGGACGCCACGAAATCCAAGTGCTTGTAAGAGAAATCAACTGGCTGAGGAACAGGGTCGCTCATCACGAGCCCATCCTGGACGCGAACGTCCCTGACTTGCATGGGAAGATCATCAAACTGGTGGATCTTCGGTGCAGGGTGACAGCCGAATGGATGCGTCATCATTCAACTGTTAGCGTCGTCATGCGCTCTCGCCCAAACCAGTCAGGATCTGCGCCTGTGACTTTGGCGAGCCGAGCAGATCAGAGGTTCCAGATCGTTGAGCGCGCATCGACGCTCGGGCAACTTTCGACCCGAGACTTCCAGAACTCCGTTGCCTTTGTCTGTGTCGAGGATGGCCGCGTCATCGGGGCGATGACGCATCAGCATGTGGTGAGTTACCTGACGGCCAGGGCGTCTGAACTCGGGGGCATGATCGATTTGAACGACCATACCGTCGCAGACATACTGAACGACCCCGAGGCTGCGGCTGGATTTCGGGAAATCCCAGCAGGATCGTCGTTCTTTGACGCGATCAAGGTGTTGCAGGAGCCCAAGACACGGGTGGTCGTCGCCGTTGATCGAGAAAACGGAAGGCCCGTCGGCGTCGTTTTGCGAGCCCACAGACGGTACTAGAGTAATCCGCGCTCGCTTCGAGGTGCGAAAAGTTCCAATGCCCACACCCCGTGAAACCATCCTCGCCGCGCTCCACGCGCGGCTTTCGGGGCTGCCCGCCACCGCCTTACGAGGGGAGGTCCTGCCCGAGCGGGTTTCGGCCGAGGGCCTGCTGATCCTGCGCGATGGCGAGCCAGGGGAGCCCGAGGTGACGCTATCGCCGCTGCGCTATCACTATCAGCACCGGGCGGAGATCGAGGCAGTCGTGCAGGGCACCGACCGTGACGCCGCTTTTGACGCGCTGACAGCCAGCATCGGCACGGCTCTCGCCGCCGACCGCACGCTGGGCGGGCTCTGCGACTGGATCGAGGCGGAAGCGCCGCGCCCGGTCGATCTGCCCATCGAGGGTGCAGCCAGCCTCAAGGCCGCGGTGATCCCAGTGATCCTGCATTATTCCACGGCCGACCCCTTGGCCTGACCTCACACGAGAAACGGAGACGATACAATGGCACGAGCGCATGGCGCCCGGGCAAGACTGGCGCTTGCCTTCGAGACGATCTACGGCACCGCGCCCGAGGCGGGCTGGTGGCAGATGCCCTTTGTCAGCAGTACACTCGGGGCCGAGCAGCCGCTCCTGAGCTCAGAACTGCTCGGCTATGGCCGCGATCCGCAGGCCCCACTTGCCGATGCGGTCACCGCCGATGGCGATGTGGTCGTACCGCTCGACACGGTGGGGTTCGGCGTCTGGCTGAAGGCGGCCTTTGGCGCGCCGGTCACCACGGGGCTGGAGCCCGGACCGTTCACGCATGTGTTCACCTCGGGCGGCTGGGATTTGCCCTCGATGGCGATCGAGACGGCCATGCCGGAAGTGCCGCGCTATGCGCTGGCCACGGGCTGTGTGCTGGACCAGCTCAGCTGGCAGATGGCGCGCTCCGGCTTGCTGACTGCAACGGCCCGGCTGATCGCGCAGGGCGAAAGCGTCGCTGCCGCCTCCACGATCGGCGCACCCGAAGCCCCGGCCTTCCGCCGTTTCGGCCATTTCAACGGAACAATCGCCCGCAATGGCCAGCCGCTCGGCAATGTGGTCTCGGCCGAGATCACCTATGCCAATGGCATCGACCGGATCGAGACCATCCGCAACGACGGGCGCATCGAAGGCGCTGATCCCGGCATGGCGGCGCTGACGGGTCGGCTGGAGATCCGCTTTGCCGATCAGACCCTTATCGAACAAGCGATTGCAGGCGAGGCTTGCGCGCTGAGCTTCGGCTATGCGCTCCCCTCGGGCGAAAGCCTTATGGTTGATGTGCCCGCCGTGCATCTGCCACGACCGCGGGTCGAGATCCCGGGGCCCCAAGGCATTCAGGCCAGCTTCGACTGGCAGGCGGCGAAGGTTGCCAGCGCAGGGCACATGTGCCGGGTGACGCTGGTGAACGCGGTGGAGGGATATTGAGGATGCTGACACTTGATCTGACCCATGAACCTCGCTGGGTCGAGTTGATCCCCGGGCTGCGCGTCCAGCTGCGTCCCTTGACGACCGCGCTGATGGTCGCGGCCCGTTCAGACCCGGCATTGGATCTCGCAGCCGCGGCAGGCGACGACATGCCGACCGCGACCGAAGCGCTGGCCCTGACCATGGCCAAAGCGCTGGCACGACAGGCGATCCTCGATTGGGAGGGTGTTGGAGATGCGGAGGGCGAACCCTTGCCGGTAAGCCCCAGCGCGATCGACGCGCTTCTGGATATCTGGCCGGTGTTTGAGGCGTTCCAGACGATCTATGTCTCCAAGGGTCTGCTCCTGGACGCAGAAAAAAACGTGTCACCGCCCTTGCCGATTGGGCCTTCGGCGGGGGCGATCGCTACTGCGCGGCCTGCCAAGGGCCGTGCCCGGACTGCCCGAGCCGCGCAAACCGGCCCCTGAGCCGGGAAGGGATCGCCGTCTGGGATCTCGTGCAGCGCCTCGGCGGCCAGCTGCGGCTGGTCGCAGGTCAGCACGGCGCCATCGTCATCGGCTGGGACATGACGGCGGCGCTGTCCATGGCCGCAGCTCTGGGCATTCCGCCAATGGCGGTGGCCGAACTGTTGCCGCCCATCGAGGCCGTGATGGTGCGCAAGCTCAACGAAGAAGCGCGGTCGGTGATCAGCGCCTCCCCCTGACCTCGTTCGCGTTTCGAACGATGATTTCTGCGGAAGGATCCGACCCATGGCAGAGAAGCGCGTCTCTGTCCGCCTCGCGGCCGTGGGCGGCCGGCAAGTCCGGGCGGAACTCGAAGGCGTGGGCGACGCCGGTGCGCGGGGCTTCGGGCGTCTTTCCCGCGAGATGGAGGCTGCCAACACGCGCCTTGCGGCCTTCGCGCGTCGCGTCGGTGTCGCCATGGGCGCAGCAGCCGCGGCCACCACTGCCGCCTTGGGCGTCATCGTGCGTACGACGACGCAGAGTGCGGCGCAGATCCAGCAGTTCGCCCAGGTGGCCAATGCCACGCCCGAGGTATTCCAGCGCTGGTCGGCGGCCTCGGCCACGGTCGGGATCGAGCAAGAGAAGCTGGCCGATATCCTGAAGGATGTGAACGACCGGGTCGGGGATTTCCTGCAGACGGGTGGCGGCCCGATGGCGGATTTCTTCGAGAATATCGCGCCGCAGGTTGGGGTGACGGCGGAACAATTCGCGCGCCTTTCCGGCCCCGAAGCCCTGCAGCTCTACGTCACATCGCTCGAGCGCGCGGGCCTCTCCCAGCAGGAGATGACCTTCTATCTCGAGGCGATGGCCTCGGATGCGACACGGCTCATTCCGCTTTTGCAAAATGGCGGGGCCGAGATGACACGGCTGGGCGAACGCGCGGCCGGCTTTGGCACGGTACTCGATCGCGAGGCTTTAGCCGCGCTGCGCCGCACCGAGATCGCGCTGATCGGCGTGGGCCAGGTGTTTCAGGGGATGCGGGTGCAGATCGGGGCAGCCTTGGCCCCCGCAGTCACCGCGATGGCCGAAGCCTTCCTGCGGCTCGCGGAGACAGGCGGTCCGATCAACCGCGCGTTGACAGCCGTGCTCGACAATCTTACGCGCCTTGGCACCTATGCTGCCACCTTCGCAGCCTTCCTCGCCGGGCGCTGGGTGGCAGGCATGGCCGCGGCTGCTCTGTCTGTCCGTGGTCTGGCCACAGCAGTTGTCTTCCTACGCGGCGCGCTCATCCGCACAGGCATAGGCGCGCTCATCGTCGGCGCAGGCGAGCTGATCTACCAGTTCACCCGGCTTGTCAGCAGTGTCGGCGGCGTCGGCAACGCGTTGAGCCTTCTGGGCCAAGTGGCCGCCGAGGCATGGGACCGGCTGTCTCTCTCGGCTTCTGCCGCTTGGGCACGCGTCGAGGCGGGTTGGGCCCGAACACAGGCCACAATCTATGATGGGCTGCAGGGCACGACGGAAGCGATGACCGGCTGGGCCAATGCCACGATCGGGGCGTTTCAGGGGGGCTTTGATGCCGTGGTCGCAATCTGGGGCGCGCTGCCCCAGACCATCGGGGATTTCGCCTACCAGGCCGCGAACGGCCTGATCGATGGCGTCGAGGCCATGCTCAATGCCGTGGTCGGCCGCATCAACCGTTTCATCGAAGGGCTGAACAGCGCGCTGTCGCTCTTGCCGGACTGGGCCGTCGGCGAAGGTGGTGCGCGGATCGGCACGCTCGATCCTGTCGACCTCGGCGGCATCGCAAACCCCTATGCCGGGGCTGCCGCTGCAACCGGCACCGCGGTTGCGGAAGCGTTTCGCGCGGCGATGGGGCGCACCTATGTCGAGGCGCCCGATCTGTTCGGCGGCATGGCGGACGCGGCACGGGGACGGGCCAGTGGTTACGACGAAGCCGCAGGCATGCTGTCGGACGCCGCCAACCGGCCGCGCACCGCTTGGGAGGCTCTGAAGGCCGCGGTCACCTCTGCGGGATCCGAGGGCAGTGCAGCACTCGACGAGACCGCCGCGGCAGCGGGTCGGACAACGGTAGCGCTCGGGGACACGGCCAATGCGGCGGGTGCCGCAGGGGATGCTGCGGGCGAGGCAGGTGAAGCGGCACGAGAAGCCGGGGGCACCGCCACGCAAGCCGCCGAAGAAGCCGCCGCGGGCTGGCGCGCCGTCGCAGAGAGCCTGGCCGATTACGCCCGCGACGCGATGGATTGGGGCAAGGGCCTCGGTCAATCGCTGGTCTCGGCCTTCCAGTCGGCCGAGAGCGCATTCCGGACCTTCGTGACGACCGGCAAGCTCGACTTCAAGAGCCTGGTCTCCTCGATCCTGGCCGATCTCTCGGTGATCGCTGCGCGGCGCTTCATCCTTGGCCCGATCGCCAATGCGCTATCAGGCGCGCTCGGCGGCTTGGGCGGAGGCGGCGGGATTTTTGCGGGTATTTTTCACCAAGGTGGCGTCGTCGGTGGTCCCGCCCCATTGCGCATGGTCCCCGCCATGGCTTTCGCCGCCGCGCCGCGCATGCA